AACCTTTCTGAGGTTCAGATGATGGAATTAACCGATATGGAAAATCGTCCGGTTAAAGGTTTAGGACTTGTTGTTTATGCAGGAAGGCTATGGATTTTTAATGAAAGAATTCTTTGGTATTCTGTTCAGGAAAATATTTATGATTTTTCGACTTCTGATGCTGAGATTGCAACTTCTGCCGGGTTTGTGGAATTTGTTAAGAAAATTACTGCTATTTATCCTTATTTAGGTTCTTTAGCTGTTTTTCATTCAAATTCTTCTTGTTTAATCGCACAAGACGAAGATAATCTAGCTTTTTATAAGTCTTTTGATTCACCCGGTGGCTGTGCTTCGTATAATTCATTGGTGTTTCACGGCACTCAGCTATTTTTTTATGATGACACTAAAAAAGGTGTTTTCTCTTTTTTACAGGTTGTAAATGGTGATAAAACATTAGGTGAAAATATTGCGTTAGATATTCAGGATGAATTATTTTTGATATCTTCATCTCAATTAGACAAAATACGAACTCATTCCGTTGTAACTTCGGATAGGAATGAAGTTTGGTTTTTGATTCCGTCAGATGAAGAAAATTATTCAACTATAATGATTTATGATTATCTTCGTAAATCTTGGGTTAAGCGTAAATCACAGAGGATTAATTGCTTTGCAACTGTTAATGGTAAATTATATTCTGCAGGTAAAAAGATTTATCAAGAATATATTTCATCTGAATTTGACGGTGAGTTTATAGAAGCTTATTATAAGTGTACGCCATTAAATTTGGGTGTTGAAAATTCTTTAAAAATACTAGCTTACCCGCCCAAAATTACTGTAGATATGTATTACAGTAATGATTTTTATGTTGAGTATGTTAGAGATTATAATTCTTTAACGTCAAAATTGCGTCGAATAATATCTAAAACCCTAAGGAATGTTTTGTATTTTGATAAAGGGTATTGGGATTCTACGTTTTTTCCGTATCAAAAAATTAATGCAATAAAGAAACTGCCGACAGCATTTTTTAAGACTTTGCAGATGAGTTTTTATGCTAAAGAGGTAGGGCAGAATTTTTGTATTAATAATATCGAGTTTGGAAAAATAAAAGTAAAGTAAAAGTAATGGAGTATAACTCCGGAAAGGAAAAATTATGGGAAAAAAATCTTCAAAAGCCAGTTCAAAAACAGTTTATGGTAATACTACAACATCAAATCCATATGTTACAAGTGTTACTAATAATAGTGGAACTACATCCAGATTTAATGCCGGTACGGCATTTGACACAATAAATAATTTTGTGAATACAAATATGAATACAATGTTAGATGAATATTTGAATCCGACATTGAATAGTGTAACTAATCAAGCTAAGTTAAAAAGTTATACTGATACATTAAATAATCAAACATCTCAAAATCTTGAGAATAATATTATAAATCCGCTTTCTAACAGAAATATGTTACGTTCTTCTCAGGCAACAGATTTATATAAAAACTTGGCTCAAACAAATGCAAACTTGATTGGAAATTATGCAAATGACTTAATAGCAGACTCTCAACAAAATTCAGCAGATATGATTTCAAATTTATTATCTTATTATTTGAACGGTTATGATGTATTATCAAATAATCAAGGGCAATCTTTAGCAACAAGCCAAGGTAACGCCAGAACTTCTCAAAAAGCATCTCAGACAAACTTAGATTTTGCGGATATAGCCTCTCAGTTAATATCTGCTTTTTTGGGTAAGGGTTCAAAGTAGAAACTGAGGTGTTAAATATGGAAAGATATATCTCAAGGTACTTACCTGTTGGGATAGTTTGTGTTGCTTTAATTTTTCAATATAACCTTTTTGTAACACCGGAGAGGCTGGAAGTTAAACATAGAGAAATTCTTAGTGATATTGCACAAAACTATTCAACAAAGGAACAATATAACGATTTGAAAGTTCAGCTTAGTAATATGCAAGCAAAAATAGACAAAATTTATGACGTGATTATTGAAGGAGGAAAACATGACACTAATTAATATTGATTACGGAAGTTTAGCCAGTTCCGAAATTATGAACAAAAACTTTTTGTATTTAGATGAAAAAATAGCTCAGACTGCAGAGTCTATAAATACCAGTATTTCTTCAGTATTATCTAATATTGCGACAATAAACAGTCGTTTTGGTGATATTTCAGAAGAAATTGACGCAGCTTCGGAGACTTCTGCAGTGGAATTAGAAACTGCAAAAGAAGAAGTTTCAGAAGCTTTGGAAACGGCACAGATGTTACCGAATTGGGGTTCGTGCATTTATATCTCAAGGCCGGAGTATTACATAGCACCGTCAAATGGCTATGTGTTATTAATGCCGACAACTACTTCAAACGGAAATTTGGTAGTAAATGGTGTAACAGTATCTTTTAAAAAAGTTTCATCAGGGAATGACTATGCTTCAATTTTGGTTTCAATGCCTGTAAAAAAAGGTGATGTTTTTACTTGTACGGCTAATGTTAATGCTGCTTATTTTTTACCTGTAGTGAAAGGAGGAATTTAAAATGCTAAAATATGCAGAAATTATAGATAAAAATACCGGCTTATGTAATGTCGGTTTAGGTGATAATCAAGAATTTTATGCTTCAGTCGGTATGGAGCTTATGAATATTGAAAAAGGTTTTGATGACAAATGGTATTTGGCTGAAAAACTTGAAACTGCAGAGTACAAAAAGAAAAAGTCAAATTATCAGGAAAAAACTTTTAAATCGGATTTTTTTGAAACTTCTTTAGGTTGGATAAGAAGAAAAGTTTCGATGCAAGACGGTACAACAAAAGATTTTTTATCGGATATGTTGCTTCAAATAAAGGCAGGTTTAGAATTAGGTCAGGTTGTAGAAATTATAACTTATAGTTTGCCGGACTTTTCTTCTGATTTTACAGAAGATTATTTTCTAAGTCTGCAAGAACGGAAAGAAGCAAATTTAGATTTTGTAAAAGAATGCTTAAATCAAGTAGTTTTAGATTGGCAGGGAAATAAAATTTAATCCCAAAAGGATAGAAAGGAATAATTATGAGTTTAAAAATAGATTCAGACGGTACAATTTATATCTATCAAGGTGATAGTGGTGAGGTTGTTGTATCGGGTTTGAACAATGAAAAAAAATATATTGTTTGTTTTGCAATACAGGACTCTAACCGTAATTTGATAGGTGAAGAATTACAAGTTGCGGTGAGTAACTTAGATTATGTAACGTTCGTTTTAACACCACAATATACAGATTTATTAAAAGTGCCAAAAAATAAGCCTTTTGAAGTTTATTATTACGGTGTTAAAGCTTGTGAAACTGAAGATACAAAAGAGGATACACTTTTTATTGCAAATAGTAGTTATGGCGATTTAAACAGGATTATTGTTTATCCCAGAAAGGTTATAGGTTATACTAATGGATAAAGATGAACAAAATGTTATTAAGGTTTATACCTCAAATTCTCTGGAACCTTTGTATATAAAGCCTCAAGAATCAATAGCACAGGTTTCAGCAACAAATAATCGGGCTGAATATTTTGCAGAACAAACTAAAAAATTGCGAGATGAAGTAAAGGTTTTAAGAGATGAAACAAAAGAGTATGCAGAAAAAAATGCTGATGTAACAGTAGAAGATATAAATTATGTAAAATTATTAATTGATACCAAACAGCCTTGCGGGGATTATGCTTTAAATTCTGATATTCCCCAAGATGTAAGTGAATTAAATAATGATTTAGAATTTGTAAAAAAATCAGAACTACAAGAGGAGGCGTTACCGGTTCAAGAAGGCTACGCCGGCATGTTTTTAAAAACTGACGGGAATAATGCTTATTGGGAAAATTTACCAATCTCTCTTTCTCTATTCGACACAATTCTCAAGGACCACATTTTGACTTACGAAGAGTCAAAAGGCTTGGCTTTGCAAGGAACTTATGTCTATAAAGAAGCTATTGCCGGTTCAAGATACGGTTATCCGGATTTCTACAACAAGGTTGTTGAAGAATTTGCTGAGGCGACCGGTGAGGAAACTATTAATGGTATTACTATCAAAGTTCATTCTAACGGGCATAAGTTCTATAACACAGTTGACAAAGATGCTATTGATGCTTATTTTGAAGCTTATGGCTTTGCTTGGTTTTATGGGGTTGATACAGAAAATGAAAGAATTTTCTTACCTCGTAATAACTACTTTGAGCAAGCAACCGGCACTGTTTCAGAAGTTGGACAAGGTGTTGAAGCTGGATTGCCGAATATCACGGGTAAATTCACGAGTGGCGGTCCTGCTACTAATGACCCTGCCGTTGAAGGTGCTTTTAGCAACCTGACTACATCGAGTCCCACGAAGATACAAGGTGGGACTGCTAACCGTGCACTCGTTAGATTTGACGCTTCTGATTCTAACTCTATCTACAATAACTCTGACACGGTTCAACCTAATGCAGTTAAGAAGCTTCTTTATATTTGTGTAGGAAATACTACCAATTACGAAGGTATAACAGATGTTGTTAATCAAGGTATGGAAATTCTCGAGCAGGTTGCTCTAAAGGTTAATGTTGACGGTACTAACTTGAATACTGAAGGTAAAAGTTTGATTAGTGGTTTAGCTTTCCCGTCAGATAAATGGATAGATTTAACAGTAGGTGCAAGTGGTACAACCTATACTGCTCCTGCTAATGGGTGGTTTCATTTGTGGAATACAGCAGGTGGTGGAAATCCCATAATGTTAGATAGTGCTGTTAGTGCTTTAGTCGCAAGTACTATAGGTGGTACAAGTGGTTATGCACCTCATATTTATTTACCTGTTAGAAAAGGTGAAACTGTAAGAGCTTATTACACTCAACCCACAGGCTCTACTACACGTTTACAATTTGCTTATGCAGAAGGTGAGGGAGGGTAAATGAAACCAACTTTAAATTATAACTACAAGCCAGAAGGTGAGGGAGGGTAAATGAAACCAATATTAAATTATTACTTTCAACAAGGAAATGAGGTAAAAAAATGTACTTAGGATATCAAAACGGAAAAATTAAATTTTATACACAAGAACCGCTTGACCAAGTATTCTATAACTTGGATAAAGTGGAAGAAACAGAACTTGAATACGTCTTAGACGGTGAAGAATACGTTTTAAAAGATGAAGCTTGGCAAGAAAAGCAAGCATTAAAAGAACGCGAACGCATTGCTAAACTTTATCTGACCGGTGCGGATGTTGAGCGTGGAATTTATCAGGCAAAAGGAATGGACTTTGATGATATTGTTGCCTTAGTTGAGCAATTACAGCCGGCTGGTTTGGATATTAAAGCTCTTAAAATTGAACTCAAAGCTAACAATTTCTATCGTGGTAATCCTTATGTTAGTGCTGTCGGTGCTTTGCTTGGGTTTACGGAAGAACAGCTTGATAAGTTTTTCGAAACGAATGATTATGCTTGTTTGATTACCGAACAAAGTTCTAATGACGGATAGGAGGATGATTATGCTTGAATGGTATTCGGACAATAAGCTTCAAATTTGTTTTGACGACATTCCACGAATAGGCATAAGATACATTTTGCCAACTTTAAGCAATGATGAGAAAAAAATAATAAAAAAATATCCGTTTATCAATAAGAAAAATCTGCAAGTTAAATTATTAGATAAAGAAAAGAATAAAACCTATGAGTTTTGTATTCCAAAAGGGTATTGTTTTGACGGGGCTTCAGTGCCCCGTTTTTTTTGGCGGGTTATTGGTTCTAACACTGATAACAAATTTTTGCTTGCGGCATTAATTCACGATGTGTTATGTGAAAATCATCATTATGTTGATAATGACAGAAAATTCTCGACAAAAGTTTTTGACTCATTGCTAAAGGCGGGTGGTGTTGGTTCTGTAAAACGTTTTTTTATGAAAAATTCGGTCGATATTTTTCAGCATTTTTGTTGTAATTGGAAGGAAAATAAAAAATGGTAAAATACAAGTTATTAGATAAACAAAAAGAATTTATAGAAATTCCACATTCAAATTCTCTTGATGTAGCTATTTATCAAGGTGGATATGGTAGCGGGAAAACTTGGTGTGGTTCTCTTCTGGGAATTCTTCTTGCCAAGAAGTATGCAGGTTGTAGAGGTTTGGTTGGCGCTAAAGAGTATGAACTTGTCAGAAAAACAACTTTAGTAAGCTATTTGGAACATTTAGATGCTTTAGGGTATGTTGAGGATAAAGATTATTCATATAATAAAGTAGATAAAGTAATCCATTTTTCAAACGGTTCAGAAATCCTTTTTTCAGCGCTTGATGATCCTGAGAAGTTTAAGTCATTAAATCTGCATTGGGCGGAAATTGAGGAGGCTTCTCAAATAACAGATTCTTCTTTTAAACAGTTGCTTGGTAGGTTAAGAAACACTTATCGAGGAAAAAATTGGGTAGACTTTCGTTATCGTTTGTTTGGTCATACTAATCCGCAACCGGATAAAGGCTGGATTTGGCGTCGCTTTGTGGAAAAGTCAAAAGAAAATTATAGATTAATAATCGCACCAACGACCAATAATATTTATTTGCCACCTCATTTCATAAAATCAATGAAAGAGAGTTTTGATGAAGAGTATTACAGAATAAATGTTTTGGGTGAATTTGGTGATTATTCTTCAGGGCTTGTTGTGAAAGGTTTTGATGAAGGGAATAAGATGAAACTCAAATATAATCCTAATTTACCGCTTCACCTAACCTGTGATTTTAACGTTGATCCGATGTGTTGGGCTTTAGCGCATAAAGATGACGAAGATGTTTATTTCTTTGATGAAATAGTTATTGAGAAAACTACAACTCAACAATGTATTGAAGAATTTATAAGACGTTATCCGGAACATAAGGCGGAAATTATTATAAATGGTGATGCTTCCGGTGATAATAGAAGTACACAGAGTGAATATACAAATTATGCGATTATTAAAAATGCGCTTAATGAATATGGATACAAGAATATTAAATTCAAATTAAGGGATTATAATCCGCCGATTTTAAACCGTATATCAGCGTTTAATGCTAGGGTTAAAAATTCAAAAGGCGAAAGGCATCTTTTTGTTGATCCACGGAGGTGTAAGTTTATTCTGTACAATATATATAACCTATCTTTTAAGGAAGGTACAAGCATTGTCGACGTTCCGACGCACAATCAAATTAAATCAAGCCATGAGGCAAAGTTTCTGGAACATCCTTTTGATGCGATAAGCTATTTGGTTGAATATTATTGGCGCTTAAGGACTTAAAACTAAAAAAGGAGAAGAGTTTTTACTCTTCTCTTTTTTTTTATAGCAAAATTTTTTTTTTGAGGTTTTATTATTTATTAGAACGGATAAAAAAATGAAGACAAGAAGTTTAGAAATAAGAAATATAGACAAAATAATGCGAAGAGCAAATAGTGCTTATCCGAGGGTTTCACCTTATAGGGCGCATATGACAACAACCGGAAAAAAAATTTCAGAAAGACATAGAAATTGGATACAAAGAGCCGGTGAAACTGTTGATTCTAGAAGAAGTATGGTTTTTGGCTATGATTTAGAAAGAATAATTGCTAACGACTTGGAAGGTTTGAGAAGGAATAAGCTGGGTGATTGCGGCGAGTCCAGTACTTTAATGATGGCAGCCCTAACAGCTAACGGGATTAAGGATTTTGAGCTGGCACATTTACATTTTGATGCTGAAATATATAACAATGAAACAAAAAAACTTTTAGCAACGCATTCATATAATACAACTCACGAATTTTTAGTAAAAAATTTGGATCCAAAAGCTGACACAAAAAATCCGAAAAGTTATGGAAAAGATTTGGTAGTAATTGATGCGTGGGCAGGTTTTTGTACAAATTTACAGGAAGCATTTAATAAATATTTTGATATGTTTATGTTTGGAATAAGAGAAACTGAAAACAAAAGAGATAATGTTACAATTAAGTATAGACCCCGCTTTACGTTTTTAACAGGCTTGACCGACTCCTCAAAATTAAATTCTGATAATTTTGAAAAACGTTATCCGGAGCTGGTTGTTAAGAAGCAATAATGGTTCACTTGTCTAGAGGATGAGTGAGAATAGCTTCCATGCTATGTTAATAAACATGCTATTATCTACCAAAATTGCGCTTATCTTTTTTCTTTCAAGTGTTTTGAGTCTTTTGGGAACACTGAGTTGGATGTTAACGGATGGAAATATCTTTATTACGGTATTGACGGTTGTGCTTGCAATACGTTTTTTTTATTGGATACATAATATATTTAAGAATCAGGAAAATTCCGGCATTGATGCTAATGGGTTTGATTTTTTTCCAAGTCTATCAGATGGTATTTGGCAAGATTTAATACGCTTCTTTTTATATTTAGTTATTACAAGCATTTGTACTATTGGTTGTTGGGTTTTTACTAAAGGAAATATTTTTCTAACAGTTTTAGCTTTTTGTTTAATTGGCAATGTCGGTTTTAGAGTATATAATCCGTCGTTAACATTAAATATGTCAGCATTAAATAGAAATATAGCTGATATATTTTTTTCTTTAGGTATAATCTTTACCTGTTTTATGTTAGCTTGGTTAAATACACGTGGTAATCTTTCTTTAACCCTATTAATATCAGCTTTATTGGTATGTGGCTTTGATCGTTCTTTTGATTATAGTTCAAGTTTAATTAGGAATATTGCAAATGCTTTTTCTATTTTGGCTGTAGGCTTTAGTCCTTTGTTATGGATTTACAGCTGGAGTAATGGTAATATTTTCCTTCTAACATTATCATTTGTATTTATTGTATGGATTTTTCATTTTGTTTATGTTGCTTTGAATAATGTTGAAGACCCTGATTTAGGAAATGACAAAAAAACTCGTCGTGAAAATGCTCTCAAACAAGCTTCTATGTATTTAAAACCTTATAATGATATCTGGAAAAATTTAACTTTATCAAATAAATATTGCAATCTTTGTCTGGGTGAAAAATCAATGCTAATAACAGGCTATGAAAAAGTTTCACCGTACCGCAAATTTACTATTAGAGTATCTACAGTGTATGATTATTTAGACTTGTGGAATCTTTTTTGCATCTCGTTTAATAATCAAAAGACTTATGATGATTTGGTAGCTGATTGTAAAAAATATAAAGTTTATATAGTAGAAAGTTTAAATTCAGATTGTAGAAATTTGCAATCGACATCACATGTGGAAGGTGTCAAAGAAAAATCTAAAGAATTTAAAAACTTAATTGATGTTAATAATGCTTCAGAAGTAGAGTTAGCTTCACTTCCTTGTATAAATATAGTTTATGCAAAAAAAATTGTAAAGAAACGGGAAGAGGTTGGTGGCTTTAAGTCGGTTGAAGATTTCTTGATTTTTATTAAACTTAAACCGCATGCAGAAAAACAATTGAAGTTGCTGGTTTGTGTTAATAAAATGAGAGGACGAGTGAAGATTTCAAAGACAGCTGAAAGGAATATTGATATATAATATTTCAATTGTTTAAAGTATGTATAAAAAACAACGATGTGCTAAACTCTTTTTATGTTTAGAAGATATCGCAGAGAGTTTTCGCTTTTTGAATTTTTTATCGGTATACTTTTTTACCTGTGTTCTTGGGTATGGATTTCGACCGGAAATTTGTTTATAACACTAATTGTAGGGATTTTGCTTTCGTATGGAGGTTATAAATTATATACTTATTTAAACGGCTCTGCCTCTAATTTGTTTATTTCTGATAATAATAAAAGAACTCGGCGTGTGAATGCTTTAAAAGAAGCAAACTTGTATTTATCGCCATATAAAAGCATCTGGAAAAACTTAACGTTATCCAATAAACACTGTGCATTAAATCTCGGTAATGATTCAGTTTTAATCACTGCATACGAAAAAACTATGCCATATCGTAAATTTACGGTTAGATCTACCGAAGTTTATGACTATGCAGAAGTATGGAATTTGTTCTGTACATCATTTTCCAGCCAAAAAACTTATGATGATTTGGTTGAGGATTGTAGAAAATATAGAGTGCATATTCAAGAGAATATGATTAAGGAGTATAAAAATCATAAACCGGTAAAAAAACAAGTAATGCCTCAATTAGAACACAAGGAAGTTAAGGAAAAAATTGATATTAATAACAGTTCTGCAGTAGACTTGTCAACTCTTCCCGGTGTTAGTATTGTTTATGCAAAAAAAATTGTTAAACGACGAGATGAAATCGGTGGATTTAAGTCGGTTGACGATTTCTTTAGTTTTATGAAATTTAGACCTCACATTGAGCAACAATTAAGAGAACTTATCTGTGTTAATAAGAAGAAAGGCTCTATCAAAGTGTCAAAGAATGCTGAAAGAAATATTGATTTGTAATAGATATGAAATTACGAGTTTTTAAAATTTTAAAATCAACAAAAGTAGAAGGGCCTGGTATTCGTTATTGTATTTGGGTGCAAGGTTGTTCACGTCATTGTAAAGGATGTCAGGCGGTTCATACTTGGAGCCATTCCGGCGGCGAATTGATAGATGTAAAAAAAATAATAGAAGATATAAAATTGCAATCAAAAATAGAGGGAGTAACTTTTTTAGGCGGTGAACCCTTTGAACAAGCTGAGGCTTTGGGTATAATAGCAGAATCTGTAAAAAAAATGGGTTTGAGTGTTCTGTGTTTTACCGGCGGATATATAGAAGAATTGCTTAATGATGAAGCCAATAAAAACCTTTTAAATAATACGGATTTATTAATTGACGGACCTTTTGAAATCGATAAAACGGATTATTCAAGACCTTGGTGCGGTTCATCTAATCAAAGGTATCATTTCTTGACGGATAGATATGATGAAAATATTTTTACTAAATATAAAAATAAGGTAGAGGTTAATATTTCTAAAAACGGTGTCGTTTTTATGAATGGTATGGGTAACTTTGATGAAATAATGCAAAAGATTGATTTAGTAAGAATTAAATAATGCTATAACTGAATAAAGAATATGTTATGAGGTGAAGTATGGCTTATAAGTTATCAGAATTATTAAGAGCAAGGTTTCCAATGATTTATGTAACAACTTTCGAGGAAGACAGGGTTACAAAATATATAAGAGCTATTGCTACAGATGCAAAACAAGTGAAATTTCCCAGAGAGGTTTATACTTGGACTCAAACACGTGGGTTAATAAATGAAAATACTGATAAAGCGATAAGCGATACAACTTGTCCTTGTAAGATGTTAGAATATATTCGTAAATACGACAAAGATGCAGTGTTTCTTTTATATGATTTTCATGTTAATTTTGGACCGAAAAACAGAGCACCTGAATATAATACAATTCGGAAGGTGCGTGATATAATTCCGGATTTAAAATTAGGTACCGCAAGAAAAACAGTTTTCTTTATTTCTCCTGAATTACTAATTCCGGAATCTTTGCAAAAAGAAATTACTATATTTGATTTCCCATTGCCAACATTAGAAGAAATTAAGAAGAAATTTGACAGTATGTTGAGCCAAAATAAAGGCGTGGTGTCTGAACTAAGCGAAGAAGAAAAAGACAAGCTCTGTAAAGCTGCATTAGGATTGACTTTACAAGAAGCTGAAAGTGCATTTGCGTTAGCAATGGTGAATGATGGAAAGATTAATACCAAAGACTTGAATACAATTTTGGAAGAAAAAGTTCAAGTAATTAAAAAGACCGGTATCTTGGAGTTTATACGTTCAGAATATTCTATAAAAGATATCGGTGGTTTGGATAATTTAAAAAAATGGTTGTTAAAACGAAATAATTCTTGGTCAGAACAAGCTAAAAAATATTGTATACCCGCACCAAAAGGTGTTCTTGTAACCGGTGTTCCGGGTTGTGGTAAGAGCTTGACTGCAAAAGCAATGAGTACAATTTGGCAGTTACCGCTTCTTAAACTTGATTTTAGTAAAATGTTTTCGGGGTTAGTAGGTAGCTCTGAAGAAAATATGCGAAGAGCTCTCGCAACAGCTGAAGCAGTAGCACCTTCAATACTTTGGATTGACGAGATTGAAAAAGGTTTGAGCGGTATCGGGTCAAACGGCGACAGTGGTGTGTCATCTCGTATTTTCGGACAATTTTTGACTTGGATGCAAGAAAAAGAAGCACCGGTATTTGTAATTGCAACGGCTAATAATATTTCAAACTTACCGCCGGAATTGTTAAGAAAAGGACGTTTTGATGAAATTTTCTTTGTTGATTTGCCAACGGTTCAGGAAAGAAAAGAAATCTTTAAACTCCATTTGGAAAAACGCTTGAAGGATAAGGAAGTTGCAAGTGAAATTTTAGAGATGAAAAATGTTTGTAGTGAGCTTGCAAAAATGACGGAAGGGTTTATCGGTTCTGAAATAGAGCAGGTTGTTATTTCTTCATTATGTGATGCTTTTTTTGAAAATCGTCCTTTGAAGTTTGAAGATTTAACCAAAAATATCGCAACAACAGTGCCGTTATCTACAACTCAAAGAGAACAAATTCTATCGTTGAGAGCTTGGGCAAATGTAAGAGCAGTAAGCGCTACAAAAATTTCAAGCTTAAAACAATACAATAAGGAAATTGATTCAGAAAATGTTTCAGCGAGTCGTGGTGGTAGAACTTTAGATTTTTAATATAGGAGAAAATTTATAATGTCTTGTTCAGTAATATCTTTACCCGTTATGTTGTTTTCTATAATTACAACTGTTGTAGCAGAAAGTGTAGCTTTATCAACAGCGCAAAGTGATTATAAAAATTCTGCTCAATCAAGAGAAGAAATTTTGGATAGTTATAATAATTATAAGAACAATCAAGAATGTGATGATGTTGAGGTTATATCCGAAGCTAATATTATAAATAAAACTTTTGAAACACCGTTTATGGACAAAAAAGTTTTGTTAAAAACGATTGAGGAACACGGGTTCAGTAATATACAAGAAGAATTTGAAAGAATAACTTGTACAATGGGAACATATGCTCTAGAGTTTGAGAAAAAATCAGAAAGTGAACCTTATACTGTAGTGATAAGCTGTCGAGAAGAAGATAATGCTGAAGAAAAGATAAATGATATAAGCTCTGAATATGGTTTAAATGTTCAAGAAGAAGCTTATTTAAGTATTGTAGAGAAGTTAACTGATAATAATATGCAATTAGAGTCAGAAGAAGTTCTTGAAGACAATACAATTGTTTTAACGGTAAATTTGTAATTGAGGTGTTGAAAATGTCTAAAAAAATGATTATAAAACTTTCTCCAAATGGTGAAATTCAAATGACAACTCAAGGAGTAAAAGGGAAAAAATGCCTTGATTATATTGAAGTATTTAAAAAGTTGGTTAAAGTAAATGTTATAGATACAAAACTAACTGATGAATATTATGAAACTGAAACCGAGTTGATAACTGAAAACCAAGAAGAAATAAGAATAGATAATTAGTTTTAAATTTTGGTAGCAAAAAAATAATTTACGCTTTTTTAGTTATTATGAATTTTAAACTTTTGAGAAAAATCTATCCGCATATTGAAGCGCAAAATAAAAATATTTGTTGGCGACGAATTACTGATGATGAATTACTTAAGATTGCCGGTGAACCTCAGAAACTTTGTAATTGCTTTAGTATGTCAACAAGAGATGCATTAATAAATTCAAGTCGAGGCAGGGAAATTTTAAAAAAAAGAATTTGGGTTGACAAAAATGCTACAACTGACTCACCGGCTTATAAGATAATATTATCTCCTAATGGGCGAGATGAAGTTTATAGAGTTTCACCTCTTGATTACTATACAAAATATGCAGGTATAACTGCTACTTATAATGAAATACCTAAAGGTAGCGGAAATTACAAACATTCAGAATCCAATAACTTGAATACTGCCATCGATATAGCTATAACTAAAATGATATCAAAACATCCAAAAGAAAAGCCTTGGTATGTAAGACTATTTACTTCACCAATAAGTAAAAAATGTGAATTTAATCATCCGTCAAAGGCTTTTGAATGGTTTACCGGTATAAAACCGGTTGCTATAGGTGAGGACGGATTGTTTAATAACTTGAATAAAAATAAACAAGAAACTTTAAAACAGTTGGATGAATTATCAGGAACTGATTCAAAGAATTATAGTTTTATTTTATTAACAGGTTTTAGAACAGATAAACGTTTAGAAAATTGGCACTGCTATCCGATAAAGCGAATCGGGTATTCAAGTTTGGATATATTAAACAAGCGAACAGATGACGGATTAAGATTTACGGGTGCAGAAGTAACAAAACTATTCAAAGCGTTAGTAGGGATTGATTGGCGTAAAGTTGAGAAATAAACTTTCAAAAATATGATAAAATTGCAGTTTAATGTAAACCTTGTACCTAATGTGTGAATAGTCTTTTGGGTGTGAGGTAAATATCTTGGCTTGAAGTTTTGTTTATAAATCAGTTGTAAAATAACAGTCGGTTTGAGAAGAAAGAACACTCAGTTTGATGCGGAGCCCATGGGATTCGAACCAATGAACATATATTTTTTAATAAACTGTCATTGCGAAACCGATTAGGTTGAAGCAATCCAGCCTTTTATAAACAATTTTTTATTAATCCTCCAAATATTATCTATTACACAATCAGATTAACTCTTGTCGGCAACAATATCAACTAGCCAACTGGCTAATTAGCTGTCTAATTTTTGGACAATTTTTTGTAACAATTTCCTTCCTATTGTAACAATTTATCCAAATTTATTAAAGTTATCAAAAAAAATGACGATATATATATATTGAGGACTGATATGCATATATATAATCGTTTTGCAAATAAAGCATTCAATCTGGATAAATTAGAACTCTTTAAACCAAAAGAGTTAATTTTAACAGATGAAAATTTACAAGCTTTAAAATCTTTAAATACAGAAAAAGTAATTGAAAAGAATATTCAACTAGGATATGATAAATTATCCAAGTGGTTGGATGACCTTAATTATATTTCGCCATTTGAGGATAGTAAAACAAATGTTAAATCTCAATTTGATATGTCATCACTTATAGATAATATTGATTCTATTTTCTCACCTAATTCACCTGAAAGAGAAAAGTTTAAAAATCTTATAAATGATGCACTGGAAAGATTTAACATAGAAAATTTATATGATGCTAAAGATTTAGTAAAGCAAATTATGTTATTAATCAACAAGCAAATTGGCAATAAAGACCGTTCGGAACTATCAAAAGATAAGATTGAAGAATACGGTATAGAAAAATTCTTTACAGAATTGAAAAAGATTATTCATGGTAATGACCTCTGTGATGCCTATTATTACGGAGTGGATGGATATATAGATGATTTCGGACAAGGTAATGCGAATGATTGTTGGTTACTTGCTGCAGTTATTTCTTTGAATTCAACTGAACGTGGACAACGAATATTGCAAGATTGTATAACCTCAGATAATGCTGGAAATATAGCAATTAATTTTAGAGGTATTGATATCTCTTATACAATTAAACCAGAAGAAATGATAGAAGCAAGAGAATCCGGTTGTTACTCGTATGGAGACAATGATGTTTTAGCATTAGAACTCGCTACAGAAAAACTACGCAGGGATATTGCTATTGGTAAAGTCAAATTAGAATATGGTAATTGGACTAACAATGATGATGGAAAACCAGGAAGTGGTATAAATGGTGGTGACCAAAGATTTATGTGGTACTACTTAACAGGTAATCAAGAATACCTTGTAGCAAATAATGATGGTTACAATTATGAAAACACAATAGAATTTTTGCAGAATACATATTCTAAATTTCAAAATGATGAATTAGTAGCATCATTTACAATAGAAGGTAAATATAACGTAATAACGATAGATGGAAAGGAATTTTCTATAAATACTGGAAGACATGCTATAGCCATAGTAGGTATGACAGAAAATACCGTTACCATTGTAAATCCATGGAATTCAGATGAAAAATATACATTATCTTGGGAAGAATTTACAAAATTACAACCAGATTGGCTATCGGCAACAAAAATATCCGAAAAGTTTGCTGATGTGCGAACAGAACTGGCAAATAATGTTCCTGATAGAACAACAACTATAGAAGAAAAAGAAAAAGCATTATCATATATTGAAAGAATGTTAAAATGTGATGATATAACAACGGAAATGAAGAATTATTGGACTAATAAGAAAAATGTAATAGAAATGGAAATTCAGTCAATAAAAAATGAACAACAAGTTGGCAAAAATGAGAAATGGGAAGATGTTGCCAAAGAATTTTCTGATTTAACTGATAAATATTGGGTAGAAAATGTACTTAATGATAAAGGTGGTTTAAATAATTTAGAATTTAATGATGCACAAGAATACTGCAATACTGTAAGAAGAACTATGATTACATTCTGCGATAGAATTTTGGCTTGTTCTGATTTGCCGGATAATATGAAAGAATACTATTCAAATCTAAAAAATGGTTTTAAATGTGATTTGAATTATTATGCAGCACAACAAAATGAATATAATAAAACTCATAATCAAAAAACGGAATCATTTAATGATGTATTTGCTGAAATGAGAAATAATGTTCCCGATAGCACTTCTACAATAAATGAAAAACAACTAGCATTGTCGTACATAGAAAGAATGTTATCATGTGACGATATTCCTAATGCAGAATATTGGCAAAATAAAAGAGATATTATTGAAATGGAAATTGAATCAATAAAAAATTCTGACGCAACACAAGAGGATAATGGAACAACACCATATAAAAAAGTCCAAGAAGAATACAATAATTTTACTAAAAAATATTGGAATAAAACCCCAAAATTTGATAGTGTCCCGGATAGAGTTGAATATTGGGTAACTTATAGCAAAACTTGTCAATCATATATTCAAAGAATATTAGAATGTAACGATTTACCAAATAATATGCGTGAAAATTACATGGCTGAATTTTCTAATCATCAATTTGATATTGATAATCACTTGAGAGATTTGGAAAGATATAGACAAGAACAAAGATAAATTTTTCAAAAGTGACTTTTCCGTTTTTCTCAAACTACCCGCAAATCTCAAACTAATTGCACTTTTTAGCTATTACTGAATTTGAGCCAGTAGGGTAGACTTCAGTCTACCAAATATCTTGAA